AATAACCAACATATAGATAAACGCTAAGTTACCTGCCATTTTTTCTAGTCCTTTCTAGTCCGGATTTTTAATTATACGCACACCTGCCCAGAATTAGGGTTTAGGCGGCGTGTCGGGCTTAGGTTTAGACTTGAGGCCGTTGCCTGCTAGCACTCCACCTAGTGAGCCAGTAAGGAATATAGCCAGGGTTTTAAGCAGGTCTATAAAGGCAGCGTCATTAGGGGCCTGGGCATTTAATGGCTGAGTTACAAAGATCAACGCATAAGTAATACCTAAAGTAACTAAGACAAAACAGGCAGCTAGTGAAGCCCCGATAATTAAGATAAGCCGCGCGTGTATATCCTCAGGGGATAATCTGCGTGCGGGCTTATCCGTCGTACGACTGCTTAACAAGGTCTTTAGTACAAACTCCCGTAGGTATGCAGGCTGGGGGCTGGCACTCTTTGAGTTTCCAGTTTTTGTACTCTTGGCAGGGGTATCTTGTCCAGCCGTCATAGCCGCACCCCGTTAGTAAAACGCTTAGGCCTAGCCCTATAAGCCATAAGCGCACTACCGACCTAGAGGGTCTTTAGGGTTTAGGTAGCGATAAGCCACAGGTAGCACAGCTGCTAATCCTGCTTTAAGCAAAAGGCTAGGGTCAGTAATCCCAGACATATAACAAGCTACCGTTGCAGCTACAAAGCTACGTAACCAGCTGCCGCCGATTTGTTGAGCTACTTTTAGGCTGTGTTTATTCATCTTTAACCAATCCGAGCTTAGCTATAAGCTCTTTTGTTTGTTTAGGGTTTAAAGCTATTTCAAAGTGCATATCGTCTTTTCTTGACTTGTACGTACCGCCCCATTTACAGCCGTATTTCTTGGCTAGTGCTATGCACTTAGCAGCGTCCTCAGGACTAAAAGTATTTTCTTTGCCTAAAGGGTGTTTAGTCGCGTTAAGGTCTATAGCTGTGCCGCTACTGTGATTACTAAGGCTGTCAGTCGTCCCGCGTATCATGCGGAAACAGTAGCCCCAATCGTCTAACGTGCCTTTGTCTATAGGCTCTATCGTTTCGTGGAACTCCGCCGCCAAGCCAATAAGCAAGGGCGCAACCTTTTCAGCACACCGTATTTTAAGATCAGTGCCAGGTACTTTAAAAGATTTAATGCCAATTTCTGCAGGGTCCTTACTGGCAGGCCAGCCGTTAGAGGATTTAAGACTGCTCAACCCAAGCCCCTAAAGATTCGTCCCACTGTGCCCGCATTACGTCGGCAGGATAAGGTACGGGAGCTTGCCAATCATGGTTATCATCTAGTGACCAAGATGGAAAAGGTTGCGGTGCAATAAAATTTGTACCATCAAAATTCCAACCAATGCCACCTCTAGTCAGTAAAACATAATTTTTTTCAGTTTGTGTTGTAATAAATTCTAAATCGGCAATAATCGTATTGATAACAACATTATTGCCATCAATTTCCGCATATATGCTCATAGTGTAACCCTAACTATTACGATACCTTGATAACCATTAGCACCATTTAATTGGCTTCCGCTTCCTACATCGCCCCCACCACCGCCGCCTGAACCATACGAAGTTGCATTTGTTGCACCCGAAATTCTAGCGACTGGGGTTCCTCGCTCTAAAGAACCATTACCTGCACCCGTTCCACCACTTGCTAATTGTGCATTGGTATTAAAGGCGCTATAACTTGCACCACCGGCACCTGAACTGATAACTGTCATTCCAGATAAAGTAGTAGGAAAGTTACCAGCAGTTAGGTTTGAATCAATAGTTGTTAATGTGTAACCTTGTCCGCCTGTACCGCCGGTTCCAGTAGTATTACTTCCATTTCCACCTGCGGCTGTAGCACCGCCACCACCACCGCAACCTGCATAAGGATTAGAAGCACCTTCTTCACCACCTGCATTTGTATTACTACCAGAAGCACCGCCACCACTTCCCGCAGTCAAAAAAGCATATGCTGAAGCACCACCACCAGAGCCGCCAGTTGCACCAGATAAATTGGTACTAGAATTATTTTGACCTGAACCGCCACCGCCGCCACCGAGTGCAGTTAATGTAAAGGCTGTTGTTGTTCCACCATTTGCACCTTGAACATTAGCAGTAGTAGAACCAGCACCTAAAGCGCCAATAGTTATAGTTGTATTAGCAGTTAATGATATTGATGTAAATAAATCTAATTCACCGGCGCCGCCACCACCGCCAATATCATAACCACCACCGCCGCCACCGCCAACCGCTAAAACATCTATCGGGCCTGATCTGGTCATAGTCAAAGTGCCAGAAGTGGTGAACATAAGATATTTGTAATTTCCTATTGTTACTGTTTCTTGACCACCTGTAGCATCACCAAAAGGTGATACAAAAGCATCCACTGCTCCAGCACTTATTGCGCCAATCATTTAAGCAATCCCGCCAAAAATACGCCAAGTGTTAGCAGCTACTCGCACGCACTGAGCTACCCTATGAGTAGCTAAAGTAGGGGCGGCTGAGACTGCACCTGCAGACGTTATCGTCACACCCGAACCTGCGGCAAAAGTTAATAAACCCGCACCACTATTTAAAAAGGTAATTGCGCTGCCTACTTCAGCAGCAGTTAAAGTGCTATCAGGTGCAATAGTTACAGTCTTAGTACCTGCGTTGCTGGTTTGTATCATTACCTGATATAGGTCGTCATTGTCTACCGTATATGTAGCACCTGTTTCAGTAGTAACCGTAAAGGCCACTAAGCCGTTAAACATTGCAGAACTGAGTACGTCGCCGGTTGTAGCCGGAAAGCCTGTAGCCATTATTTACCTCTTTCGCTGTTAGTAGGATAATACATTTATACCTAATTGTCCGTAATTAGCGTTACCAATTATAAAAGATTCTATAATTGGCTCTAACGTAACAAAAGTAGTAGACCAGCGCGTAGGGGTTATATTGTAACTTACGCCGAATATCTGCAAAGTCTTATCAAGCGTGCTAGTGCCTACGCTATTTGGCTGTGTTGACTTAACCGTAATAGTGTCAAAAAAATCAAGCTCTAAAGCGGCTGCTACTCCTGCGTCATAACCTACGGTATTTAGGTCTAGCAAAGTAACGCTGTCGCACCTTACGGTAGTTTCCTGCCTAGAGGCTACGTACGCCTGAGCGTAGTTAAGGGCCTCAGCTGTAGTCTGCATTAGTAAATCAGTTTTGTTATAGCTGTGTAAAAAATACTTGTCTATGCTGTCCTGGTTAGTAGCCGTCTGAGTAGCTAACCCTGTAGCCGTTATTGAGGCTTTGTTATACACCAGGCTATCGTCTAGCACCCAGCGCACGTTCTGGTACTGGATACCTGAGCCGTCGTCAGCAAACACCGTAGCAGTACCGCCGATAGAGCTAGAGGTTAACGCTCGATCTTGAAAAGTTACGTTACCGCTAGCGTCAATATATACCGCGCCGTACTCGCTAGTTTCTACGGTCTGCAAAGCGTTTAGTGCAGTCCTGGTAGTGCCAGGGTCAGCCTGTAGCGTCGTCTGCCCTGCGTCTATATCACGCATAGAGTTAGGCCAGGCGATCTGGTCCAAAATCTTAGTAACTCTAGCCCCTGATAACTGCCCAGCTGTAGCACCTGTAACAGTTGATACGGTACCCATATTAAGCAATCTAAAGCCGTCTGAGGCCGTTAGCGTCGTATAGGACACCTCACCTACTACCTGAGCCTGAGTAAAGTTATAGCCTGTTATATAGCCTGCAAACAGCGGATAGACCAGCCCCGTATTATTGTCAGTTGCAGTTATTGTAACTTTACGTAAAGGCAGCAAAAGCCCTGCGTATGGGCTGCTTGAGTTTTCTGGGTTAAAGTCGCCGTTAATATCGGCTATACGTATAGAGGCAGTACCGGCCTGGAATTGGTCGGCGTTTGCATTGCGTCCACGCTGGATACTTACAGCCTGGACTTGATTAGATACGTCAGCTGTAACAGTTGCACTATCGCTAAGTACGTTAACGCCTAATACACCAGAGCCGATAATCATAGCCTGGCCAAAAGAAGCACCAGAGCTAAAGTTAACTATGCAGTTAATCGTTGGGGCTGCCATTATTGCAACATACCCGCTGTATAAAAACTACTTCCCGCGCGATTTAATCCCTGTAGGGCTGTTTGTATTTTCTGTTCGAACTCTTGTTCGCTACCTACGTTAATCCCGCCTTGAAGGTTGACGGTTACACTCGTTGGGCCTGTCGCCTGTTGAGCTGCTATACCGGTTTCCATTTGCATATTAGCTGCGCCTAGTGCTGCTAGATCAAAGCCTAAATAACTTAAGTCGTTCCCGCCGCCAAAAGTACCTTTAGCTAGTGCAGATTTAGCCTCAGCTAGACCAGGGGCGAAAGTGCTACCGGCCGCACCTACGCTATAAGCTGCCGCGCTTGGTAGTGAGGCTTTACTTAAAGCTGAGATTCTGGCTCTAGCGTCTGCGAGTATTTCCTCGTTAGCCTTTTTAGATTCCTCTACGATCAGTTTAAGCCTAGCGATCTCGTCAAAGGTTGCCTGGCGTTTAGCAGCTTCTAAATCGCTAAGGGCTTTAATATCGTCGTTCTTATCGTCGGTCTTTAATGCCTGTAGGGCCTTTACTCTGGCCTCATCCTCTTTAGATAGTTTGTATTGCAAGGCAGCGGCTAGCTGTATCGCGTCCATATCAAACATACGCGATAACTTTTCATTAGCTGCCTGAGCTTTAGTAATAGTTACTATTTTA